CCTCCGTACCAGCAACTTCATACCCACCTGTGGCTGGTATTAGCCCTGGACCTGCTAGCAGTAGCATTGATTACGATCTTCTCGCAGAAAAGGTTGTGGAGCTACTTGCGAAAGATCCGAAATTCAAAGGGGCAGCAGGAAAAGACGGGAAAGACGGGAAAGACGGGAAAGACGGGAAAGCTGGAGCGACCGGACCCCCCGGACAAGTCGTAGAAGTTGATCTGGACACGCTCAGCGAAGAAGTGGATAAAAGATTACCCCCTTTAACGATCCAAATCGTCGATCAGGAGGGGAAAGTCCTGTTCTCCGAGTCTCGGAAACTCGGGGAAAAGTTACAGATTCTGTTTCAACCGAAGGAGAAGAACAATGGCAATTGAACCTGCTAGTTTAGCACTGCTCGAGATGCACGCAATCAACGGCGCTCAACGTGCCGCAGATGCTGCTTCGAACGTCGCAGAAGCAAGCCGACTTGGTTACCTGGAGAGCAAGACACAGCTCAACCAGCGTGAAGCTTTGGCAACACGCTCAGCAGATGTGTCGCTGGTAGCTCGTGACGCACTCCAGCTTAATGCTGCTACAAGGCCGTAATGGAATATCCCCTGGAGATCGCCCAACAACAGGCAGACGAGGCGTTCGAAAGAACGGATCGTCTGCGTAATGTTTTCCTGGAGCAAGGCGTTCAAAAATACGTCGAGGCAATATTAGATGAGCACAGGAAACAGCGAGAAGTCAGAGGCGGCGCTGGAGCACCTGAAGGAGATCGGGAAAATCAGGATAGCTGATGAGGCTATCATGATGCAGGACGTACAGGAGCTTTTAGCGATGGATCGCGCTAAGGTAAGGGCTCATGACCGACGATTTCTAGGTGCCGACATTGAGGAGCAGGAAATGGGTAACATTCACATCGGGGATGTCAACCAGTCTGTTCCTCAAACTTCAGCCCCCTCCGCATCCGGCAGTCTGGGCCGCAAGGCACTGATTGCTGGATTGCTGGCGCTCAGCGGCGGGGGTGTTGGTGCAGGTGCCATAGCACTCTACGAGTTGCTCACACCTGAGCCACCCTCTGCTGCTGAGTCTATTGATACTGATACGGAGTACGAGATGAAGCTGATTCCAAATGGAGACTAGCTTGTATAACTACTACATTGATGAAGTTGTGCGAGTCATCGATGCGGACACTATCCAGGTGGTGTTCGACCTTGGCTTTCACCTCAAGCTCAATGCAACGTGCAGGCTCTGGGGAATCAACGCCCCGGAGGTGCGGGGACCGGAGAGGGAGAAGGGCAAGGCGGCAACCGAGTTTCTCAAGGAGTTGATCAAGGATAAGAAGCTCTGGTGCAGAACAAAGAAGAACCCAAAGAAACAACAAGGAAAGTACGGTCGTTGGCTGGTCGATGTTTTCATCGAGAGTGACGGCGAAGACAATGGAATGAATGTGAACCGCGAGCTGATTCGGAGGGGTCACGCGGTCACCTACATGGCGGACCTGAAGTAGTAAGAACCCCTCCTTATGACAATTGAACTCTGGACCACGTTGATCTCCAACGTCGGATTGCCAGCTGCCTTCGTGCTGGCAATCCTGTTGTTCTTGTACCGCACTTTCAAATCTCTCGTGCCGTACTTCCGCGAAGCGTTCGACAAGCACATCGAGCTTGTCGAAGAACTCAAGGTCGCTCTTCACAGGCAGCACGATGAGACTTCTAAGACCAACCGTGCGCTCTCGCATGGAGCTGATGCCCTGGAGGCTTTGGCCTCCGGGGATCAGCGTGAGAAAGTTGCGATCCACACCGACGCTATGAAAAAGGAGCTGGAATGATACGCCAATCGCTGCCTATTTACCGCTGGATCTACATCATCCCGGGCTTCCTGCAGAACCGTGGTGGGGACAACGGCATGGTCTCGCTCTGGAAAAGCCTGCACATGTTGTACAGCAATTACGCTACCCGGGTGGAGCTGGCACACTGGAACAGTGACTGGCGTGCTCATGCTGAGTGCATCAACCGGATGAGCGATGACCGGGAAGCGGAGATCGTGATTGCCGGTTACAGCTGGGGTGGTTACAGCAGCACACTGCTAGCTAAGGAGCTAGCAAAACATGGACGCAAAGTTCCTGAAATGGTACTGTGCGATGCCGTTTATCGGCATCGCTACTGGCTGGGTAACTGGCGTGCCATGTGGCCGCTCTCCAGGATTAAGATCCCTGCCAATGTTCGGGAGGTGACATGGTTCCATCAGAAGAAGAACTACCCCCGGGGACACAAGCTGGTGCCTGAGAGCGACACAACGATTATCCACAGACCACGGAAACTTAGTTACCGGCATCAGCAGTGTGACGAATCGTATGTCTTTCACAAGGAGGTTTTCAAGGCTTGCCATCGCACTTTGGGAAGAAATTCGACAATGCACTGAGGAGACTCCGCAAGGAGATACCACTGGGCAAATCACTGGAGGTAAGAACCGTCCCGCAGGACAACATCGTCGGGTTATGCGGCTACGCTTCGATCCACGAGGAGCCAATCAGTTTCAAGATCGTAGTCTCCAGGGAGCTGAGTCGAGTGGCAGCCATTGATACATTGATTCACGAGTATGCACATTGTCTTGATCATCTTGAGAACGGGATGGATTGTCGGAAGGATCATAGAAACAGTTGGGGCGTAGCGTACGCCAGGTGTTACCGAGTCGTACATAAGGAGTGAGAATGAGTAGAGTTTTGGTGATTGGAGACACGCATTGCCCGGCCATGTTGTCGGGTACGCAGTACGTTGACTTCTTACGAGACATCTACAAGCAGTGGTCCTGTGATACTGTCTTGCACATTGGTGACGTTGTTGACTGGGGGGCTATTAGCTACCACGAGAAGAACCCTGCCTGTGCGAGTGCCGGGGATGAGTATGCGGTGACCCTGAAGCAGGTTCAGACGCTCTATAAGGCGTTCCCGAAGGCTGTTGTGATGACCGGTAACCATGATGATCTACCGGCCAGACAGGCACGCTCAGCAGGCGTGCCTGTGGAAGTCTTGAGAGACTACGCCAAGGTCTGGGAGACACCGAACTGGGATTGGAGGCCCAGATACACCACCTACGAGTTAGATAATGTCAAGTTTGCTCACGGAGACCGGGGTAAGGGAGGACAATATGCCGCCCTTCGCAACGCTAAGGACAACTTTAGCTCCTGGGTCCAGGGACACGTCCATGGTCAGGCTGGTGTTCAGTACTACGCCAACAGCAGCCAGCTGATCTTCGGTATGAACGTGGGGTGCGGGGTTGACCGCGAGAAGGCTGCGATGGACTACGGGATGAAGTTTAACACCAAGCCAGTGCTCGGATGTGGGGTCGTGATCGATGGACAACACGCCTACTTTGAACCGATGTTGCTGTGAAAACCCTGCTGCTGCTACTAGCCTGCATTGTGCGATACGAGTTGCCGGTCGTTGCCGACAAGTTCGAGTACATCGAAGTGAATACAATCAGGAGCACAGACAGTGGTAAAGTTCGGCTGAAACAATATATCTGGTGGGACGACGACCACGGGGCGAGGATCGCTCAGGGGTGGCTGTTGTATGAACGAGTCGGTCGGATGCCACGCCGAGTTGACAAACATTACGAACTCGCCTGGTTCGATGGACAGGTCTTTCGCAGGGTCAGTTGCCGGGCGGTTCTTGTGACTGAGACTCTTGATGATGACGATCCTGAAGTTAAGAATCGGAAGTTGGTTCCTTTGACTCATCGCCGGGGATTGAGTGAGCCTTGATACGGTTCTCCCCAGATGGCGCTGGCATTACGATACCTTCAGATAAGATACTTAGCATAGCTTCATCTAATTTGACATGTTTTATATATTTCCCCTGACTGTCGTACATGGTGACCATCTTGATTTTAAGATGTCTTCCGTGTTGATCAGGTTCCAGGCTTATCTGTTTCAATCTGTAGGTTACAAAGTCCTTACCCCCCATTGTCTTCCTCCTTTTTATTGTTTAGTCGCTCAATAGCCTTGGGCAGATCGTCTAAGTAGCAGGCGAAGACCCAGCCTTTACCGTTCTGCCGAGTCAGCACTACCGGAATGTCACCGCACTTCTTGTCTGAGTCACTTTGTTCAAGGCTTGGGTGCAGGCAGAACCTTTCGACACGTTTGATCTCAAAGTGGATGCCAGGAAACCCCACGATATCGGCACTGCCATCGAGGCCACAGAACTGCTGACCCCTGTGCATGCCATCTGCCCCAAAGGGCAGATCAAACAGCCGGGCAATCTCCTTGGCAGCTTCCAGTTCACCGCGTTTACCCTTATTCCTGCTCATCCGACTCATCAGCTAGTTCCTCTCCCACGTACACATCGTCAAGTGTCTTCAGCTGAGACTCTAACTCGGCAACCCATTCTTCTCGCTCTGCGGCATCTTTCTTAGCCTGTTCATCTGCGGCTTTCTTCGAGAGGTAATCAATCGCTCGCAAGACAGAGAGTAGCTCACCAGAGATATCACTATTGCCTTCCTCCGCTGCCTCCTTCAAGGCACGATATCCCTTGCCTGTGATCTCCCAGCCCCCTAGTTTGGCGGCAGCCTCGAAGCCTTTCACTTCCTCCAGTGCTCTCTTGGATTCAGATTCGCGCTTTGCTCGTTTACCTTTGTTCCGACTCATCCTGCTCATCTGTCGCCCTCCTCTTCGAATCGGACATGATGTCTTCGCCCGGTATGGATGCTCTGGAACCGGCGGATCGGACTTTTGTATCGCTGGTTCCTGCGCATCTGTTCATCTTTCTCAGGCCAGGAGTCGTGGAACATCTTGGTAAGTCGCTTGATTCGTGCGTCGACAATTGCCGAAGCTCGCTCGTCAGTTACGCAGTGTTTTAGTGCCCACGCTTCCAGGGGACTGATGTCTTCGTGCGGTATTAAGGAGACTTTCTTCGGTGGCATTGCTAATCACTGATCTCTTCCTGGATTTTCTCCTGGTGCCGCTGCAGCAGCCGGTCACAGTCCATCTCGTGGACCGTGACCGGCGGATTAGAATAGACACACCTTTTCTTTCGATCTTTCTCTGTCCAAGTATCCTGAATCTCGAGGGAGACTCGCTTGATCCTCGCGTCGACAATACGCTCTGCATTGACATCGACCTCGCACTGCTTCAGTGCCCACCTTTCAATCCGTGAAATGTTGTTTTTCCGGCACAAACTTCAGTTCCATTTTTGCTAACCTGATCGGGCCGTTTCTTCTTTTGAGTGCATGCAATTCATACAACTGGTTGCTGGAGTCGGGCACTGCGCCGCGACCGTGCCAGTAGCCAGCCAGTACCAGATCGGCATCCTGCTCGAGCTGGCCTGACTCTCTCAAATCCGACAGTTGAAATTGTACACTGTCTCGTCGTTCGACACTCCTGGAAGCCTGACAAAGGGCTAGTATACCAACATTGTGGGTCCTGGCAGCATTTTTCAGGCGTCTGGAGATCTCGGTAACTTCCTCGTATCTCCCGTCTTTACCCCCGTCCAACAATTGTATGTAGTCTACGGCAACGAGGGAAACTGCATGCGCCTTGACGTACTGCTCGATAGCGGTTTCCACCTCTTCGATGCTGTGCAGGCAGCGCACGTAGGGCCGGTTCTTCTCCTTGAAATGTTCCTGAATCTGCTGCTCAACAGTCTGCCGGTGATTGATCCAGGTCTTCTCATCCCCCCCGACGATCATCTGGATCATGCGCCGACCAAGCTCATAGTGGCTCATCTCTGCGGAGAGCATAAGCGTTGCGTTACCCAGGGATGACTGATGCAGTAACCACTGGAGTGCGAGGGTACTCTTGCCGTGGCCCGGTCGGGCCACGAGCAAGGCGAGTTCTCCCTGCGCAATCCCATCAATGGATTGGTCCATCACCTTGATGCCGCTCTCCATGTACTGGTGCTGACCAACCTGGTTGATGAACAGGCTTGCACACCCGGCAAGGTCATGATCCTTAGTATCAGGCTGGTGCTCCCGTTTGCCCATCAGCTCATAAGCGGCGTTGATGGTATGATCGATCCATCGGTCATCGTCTATATGTTTCAGGTAATTGTTCTCCACCATCCAAATCTTCAGACTCTCTCGGATGATGTCAGTCGGGATATATTTGTAGACTAATTCGCGTGCCACGCAGAAGGCTAAGGTGCTCTTGCTGGTATCACCCTTTAGGCCCTCCGTATCGCCCCTCCAGCGCCTTGCAAGGACTGACCCAGACCATTTCATGATCTGTTGGACCCGGGCGTCCAGCTGCCCTTGGGGGGCTTCTGGACGCTGATCCAGAGAGTGGCCAAGTTCTGCAGCAACTCGCACAAGGTCATCCAGGCCGACTGGTTTGATCTCAGGATCTGCACACTCCCAGGACTCATCAACGAACTTTGATTTGTTCCAGAGGGGATAGCGCATGAGGTTACCGAGTCCCTCGCCTGTCAGCTTATCCTGTCGGGGGTAGATCTCACTGATCCGGAGCCCGGCATGTTCGGCAATCTTCTTCCAGAAACTTCTCACCTGCAAGGCAGGCAGGGGTTCATTGAAGTGCAACCAGAGATGAGCACCGGAACCGCTGCTGCTAACCTCCATCACTGGAGAGAGACCACGGTCGCACAGCAGGAAGTAGAAAGTCTCGGTCTTCGCTCGCCAATCCTTATCAGGATTCTCATCATGGTTATCGAAGTCCAGGCAACTGCACCACACACGATTCTCAGAGTCCATCAGGTAGAATCCCAGGCACTGCTGCTGGCCGAGGTGTTCCTGCTCGAGCCGCTCTGCCGTGAGCGGCTCGAGTAACTTCTCGGGGCGGAATCCGTTCCCTGTTGAGATAGCGATCCAGTCGCTCCTGCCCCGGAAGTACTTGATTATATTAGTTGAGTCCATTCGAATGTGCTCTGAGATTTCCTTTCAGGAATGATACGTATTTCAAAAGCCATCTGAGGTCGGCTGTTAAAGCTTCCTCTGCGCCTACCCCATCGCCCTCCTCTTCGAACATCTTGTCCATCCCCTTGACATGACGACGAATCGCCTCCAGCCTCTTGTCTCCCTTTTCACCAATAAAATCCAAGTCAGTCATTTTCTTTTTTCCTTTCCAGCTTCTTATCTGCCTCCATGAATACCTTTCGCACCACCTCCCATTTTTTGTCACGATCATACTCAACCTCGAACTCAGGACGCTCTATTGTTCTGATCCTGTAGGTGCTTCCAAGGTGATTCAGTGCATCTTGGTAGCAGCTGGCCTCCAGCAGGCCGAAGGGGATATTCCGCATCTTCAACGAGAGGTTCTCATCGGGTGTGCTTCCCTTAAGGTCCAGCGATTTGTGGACGTAAGCGTATCTCGTATCCATCTAACTCTCCCATAAAAACGGGGGGCGGGGTTCCTGACCCGCCCCCCTAGGCAGCGATCATCTTAGAAAGCAGGCGCTTCTTCAAACCCCTTGTGGGTGATGTGCCAGCGGATGTTATTGGCCCGCAGGATCTTAAAGAGCGTGTCCCACGCCATGCCGAGGCCCTGTTCGCCAGTTGGATGCCCATCCGCCATCCATTTGTCGTCGTTCGTGCCGTAGCCGTCATACCACCAGTTCTCTGTCCCAGGCCACAGTCGATCCCAGGGAACTACGTCTTGCATCGAAACGATCTTGATCCCGCCACGGTACTGATGGGTGCCGTTGTAGATCGTCATCTCCAATTCAACAAAGGGATCTTTGCCGATTAAGTGAGGCATCAAAATACCCTCTTCGTACTCGACCTCGATGTTTACCTTCGACTCTTTCAGTTCAGTTGACATTACTAACTTCTCCTTAGAATAAAAATGGGGGGCAGGCAACGAGCCTGCCCCCCTGGTGGGGGACCACCCTCAGAACGGTAGATTGGCGGATTTGGCAGCAGTGATCTGCTTGATCTTCTCGCCACCAGTAGCACTCGCCTGCGACTGCTTGAAGATGCTGCCGAAGGCCGCATCCAACTCAAGATCCTGCACAGCGGAGGTGGGCTGAGTAACCTTAGCTTCACCGTCGAGATGTACATCCCAGCTCTCGAGTGTGCCATCGTCGCCGCCGAACTTCATTGTGAACAAGTGCTCGCTCCCGATCAGACTGCTGCCGGTAGATTCCTTGTCCTTGAGCGCACTAGGTGGTGCAGTGAAACCAAGCTTGGTCAGCTTGTCAGCTGTCCACTGCGCAGTCGTCTCGGTAATCACCAGGTAAACCTTTCGCAACATGCTCGTTTCAACTTCCTGCAGCATCAGTGTCTGGCCGCCTTCACCGTCGTCGACTTCTTCGATCCGACCGAGAATCTGAATTGTCAAGACTCCCATGCTGTTGCCACTTTTACTGGTGGTCAGCTCCTGGTCGAGAACCCTCGCACTGTAAGTTCCTTCTTCGTAACGCATGCTCATTTTTGCTTCCTTTCAGAAATTGCTTTGACAAACTCACTTTGAAAAATACTAACACTCTCCTCTGCACTCTTGTTGCTCAGGGTAATGATCTCTGGTAGCCCGTAGCGGTTCTTCGCATCATGGGTAGCTGAGCACGCCGTGCGCAGGATGCGTTGTATCCCGCCTTTAGCCTTGGCCTTGCCCGAACCCCGCTGCTCCTGGATAACGGTGACTCGGTCCAGCATCAGTGCCATGTCGCACCAGGCCGAGGAGATCTCCCACATCCATTTGTGTAGGGTGGGCACGTACCGAGTATATTTCAAACCATCCGGCGGGTCGAAGTTCTCGACAGTTCGCTGGCACAAAAGCAGGACACCCATGTTTGCCTGCTGGTTGATTTCGGTCAGCACCTTGTGCATCTCTTTCCACTGCCGCTTGCAATCCTTATGGCCTTGGCTCCAAGAGTCGAATTCCTTCACGTTACTGTGATAGACCTTTTCAAAAACATCCCTTTCAAGGAGTGCTTGCACACCACTCAACGTGTCTATCACCAACGTACCGCCGACATGTTTGTGGTCCTCTGTCGTCAGCATTTTCAGGGACGCCTGCCACTTATCCCAAGTATCGACTGTATTAGCACGGGCTGCCAATACAGTCTTTGGCACCTGCCGGGCACCTTTTAACGTGTCGAGTCCAGTCTCACCAGCCTGCATGAAAACATTCTTCTCCGGGGATGAGCCCCAGAAGCAGCCGAGGCTGGTCTTACCACCACCGTGATCGCCGTACAGCACGGTCTTCGGCTTGAGCGCCACAAAGTCACTCGTGATCGAGTCGAGGAAACCCCCGGCACGCTGTTTGAACGTGCCACCTGGCTTGGTCGCGACTAGATTGGTCATCTCTTTCTCCTTTTGAAAAAATAATTACCGTGTCACTGTGTTGATAAAGTGTCTCGCCATCTCAGCCCGGGGGAAGTAATTGACAAAGGTTCCCAGTGGAGAGGTGACCCGATAGAGCAGGTCTTCACGGATGTACTGGATCGTCCATCCGTGGATACATCTCTCAAATGTCATTGTGTCCTCCATTGTGTCTGATAGGGTGCAAGAACAAAAACCTAACGACTCTCACGCTCAGTGTCAACAGGAGGGCGATGGAACTCGAAGAGTTTTGCGCCAGCCTTGTGCTTTGTCGTATCCGGTTCCCTGTCGTCACGCCGGACAACATTCTCGGTCAAGTCACAGATTCGCTTGCCAACGAATCCCCGTGCCTCCTCTTCACTCATAGCCC